CTATACTATTATTTCCTGGCCAATCCTCGTCCATTCACGTCGGACAGCTCTCCTCCCACTCTATACGACAACCCACAAACTGTGGAAATTGACACGTATGATAATATGATATGTGGAAAGCGAATTACTTCAAGTGATGTTGCTCGTATGACTGAGAGAAAGAATTGGACAGAGGGAGTTGTGTATACTCCATATTCTCATGATTTAGCAAACTTATCATCATCTGATTTTTATATTGTGCATCCTGAAAGTGGAAGTTATCACGTATTCAAGTGTATTGATAATAATGGAGGTGCTCCATCTACAGTTGCTCCTTTGCTAAGCCAAACAGCAGCTGACGATGATTTTTATTTTACTTCCGATGGATATCAGTGGAAGTACATGTACTCTATCACAAGCACTGAGTTTGACAAGTTTGCTACATCAGCTTATATGCCTGTTTTTGTTAACGCTAATGTAGTTGGTAATGCTGTCAGTGGTGCGATTCAAAGCATACAGCTCACAAACAGAGGCAAAGGATATGCTTCATACTGTAACGGATTTTTCCAAGAAGTTAAGGTTGGTGGCAATCCACTAGTTTACGCTCTTGATTCTTCAACTGCCTCTTCAAACGCTAACTTCTATATTAACAGTGCGATCAAGATTTCTGCAGGTCCTGGAAGTGGTCAGCAACGGGTTATTACGGGGTATACAGTTTCCGGATCTACAAGACGTGTAATTATTGACTCTCCTTTTTCAACTGCTCCAACTACATCATCTAAGTATGATATTTCACCTCTCGTGCAAATATCTGGTGATGGTTCTGGTGCAACAGCCCGAGCTGTGGTGAATGCATCAAGTAACTCAATTCAAAGTATAGAGATTGTTGACAGAGGTGAAGGATATACTTACGCTACAGTTGCAATCACAGGTAACACAGGTGTAATAAATGTAACGACAAGCTCCACAACAACTAACACAGCTACGGCTAAAGTTATTATTAGTCCTAAAGGTGGACATGGTAGCAATGCAGCTGCTGAGCTTGAATCAAGATATGTTGGATTAAGTACTCAGTTTGATAGTACTTTGTCTGGTGGTAAGGTTGTGGATGAGAATGATTTTAGAGTGGTTGGCATTATTAAAGATCCACTCTTTGCGAATGTAATATTGGAAATTAGTAGTGGTACTGGTACTTTCGCAGATGGTGAGACAGTTTATCAATCTCAGGGATCTCCTATAGCTGGTATTGTTGTGACGAACCACGGATCCGGATACAGTTCAAACGCTACCGTGACGATAACAGGAACAAGCTCTGTTTCTGCTGTTGCTAATGCCTCTTCCAACTCATCAGGAAGGATCACGCAGGTCAACATAAGCAATACAGGTCAAGGATATATTGCTCCTGATGTTACTATTTCAGCTCCAGCAGCTCAAACATTCAATGGAAACACAAGCGTATCAAACACAGATGATTTCATCACTATAACAAACAACGTATTCCAAAACAATGATACAGTTAAGTATCTTGTTGCTGCTGGTAACACTGCTGTATCAGGATTATCTAACAACACTACTTATTATGTGGTATCGGCAAATTCAACAGGTGTTAAACTTTCATCCACATTAAATGGAAGTGCAATTAATTTAACTGCTGGTGTTTCAGAGACAGGTCACAGTATAACTGGTAATACAGCTACAGCAGTTGCAGTTGTTGATACAAACAAGACTACAACTGCGTATGGGGTAGTAACATTTGCCAACAGCTCTGTTGTCAAGCTAACAAATGTGTATGGTATATTTGTTACTGGTAATTCATCAAGTAGTGTTCTTGTTGGTAACACATCTGGTTATATTGCGACTTGTGATTCTGTTACACAGCCAACTACCTACTTCGATCAAACATATAAAGTGATTGGTACGATGGAGGCACTTGAGTTCCAAGAAGATGAGCTCATAACGCAGCCTTCCACTACCGGTAATGGATATTTTTACTCTCAAAGCGGTACTGGATCCAATCCCCGTACAGTACGCTTGGTAAATAAGAGAGGAACCATAAACCAATCTGATATATCGGTGGATTACACAATTGAGGGAAGTACTTCAGCCGCAAGGATGCAGGTGTCTTCAGTTGCGGATTCTGATCTGGTACATGGTTCCGGAGACATCATATATATTGAGAACTTCTCTCCAGTTAATAAAAGCACTGGGCAAACAGAGACAATTAAACTCATACTTAAATTTTAACAGAGGAATCAATGGCTTCATTGGATACTAATTTTAATATCTCTCCATACTACGATGATTACGATGAAGAGAAGAATTATCATAGAATTCTTTTCAGACCGGCTGTGCCCATCCAAGCAAGAGAGCTGACCCAATTACAGACGATTCTTCAAAGTCAGGTAGAGAGATTTGGAGATAACATCTATAAACAAGGTACAATTATCCAAGGTTGTACCTTCAGCTACGACTATAATTATCAGTACATTAAAATTAAAGATCTTCAGGTAGATGGCCAAACAGCGATTCCTTCTGACTATCTTAATTTATATGCAACCGACCTATCCACAAATTTAAACGCGGTCGTTGTCAATTACACAAACGGTCTAGAATCGCAAGATCCTGACACTAATATTCTATACCTCAAGTATCTTAACACAGGTACAGGGCAAGAGAAGAAATTCTCAAACAATTCAACTATTACGTTATTCAACCAAGATTATAGACTTGATTCGGTAAGAGTTGATGGTGGAGGTAGCAACTATTCAAATGATGACTTCTTGATCTTTACAGGTGGTAGTGGAAGCGGTGCAGCTGCTAATGTGATTACATATTCAAACGGAACAATTAGAAGTCTTTCATTCACTGCATATGGAAATGGTTATATTACTGCTCCTACTGTGTCAGTTAACACATCTACAGGTTCTGGTGCATCTCTGACAGCGTTAAACTATGTTGCGCAGGTTACTGTTGCAAACAGCTTATTCACAGCTAATACAACTACTGGTGGAAGTAACGTTGCAACGACTCCTGTTGGAACAGGTACAGCTGTAACAGTTAGTGATGGTATCATTTACCAAAAAGGCCACTTTGTCAGAGTAGAAGAGCAGACCATTATCGTAGATAAATTTACAACGACACCAAATAATGTCGTGCTTGGTTTCTACACTCAAGAGTCGGTGGTGAATAGTAGTGTTGATTCTACACTGCTTGATAATGCTCAAGGATATTCCAACTACACTGCTCCTGGTGCACATAGACTAAAACTAACTCCGCAAATTCAGGTTCTTACCAAAGAAGCAGCGCTTGCCAACACAGACTTCTTTAAACTGGTTGAGTTTGAGAATGGTAGAGTTACCAAGAGAAAAACAGAGACGGAATTCAATTCAATTGATAAAAAGTTGTCTCAGAGAACAGCTGAAGAGAGTGGTGACTACGTTGTAAGCCCATTCACAATTAACACTGAGGATATCTCAGGTAACACAACACATATCAAAGTTGTCGTTGGCCCTGGAGTTGGATATGTTGATGGTCAACGAATTGAAACTAACGATGCAGTTAGATTAAACGCAAGACAGGGTACAGATACTGCTATAGCTCCTGAACAGTCAATTGCTACCAACTACGGTAACTACGTGTTGGTTAAGGAATGTCATGGGGTGTTTAATTTTACAGCTGGAGCATCCGTAAATCTTAGAGACACTGCCGGTACTGATGTTACAGATAATTTTGCAGGAGCTACTACCACACCTGGATCGGTTATAGGTACAGCAAAAATTAGATCCCTTGAGTATGATTCTGGAACTATTGGAACTCCAAATGCACAGTACCGACTATATTTGTTTGGTATCACGATGTCATCTGGTCAAGCTTTCTCACAGGTGAGATCTGTTCAAGCATCGGGAGCTATTGCTGACGTCGTTCTAAATTCAAGTGGTAAGGCAGAGTTAACTGATACCACTTATGACACTCTTGTGTTCCCTACAGGGTATGGATCTGTCAAGTCCGTTTCGAATGTAGATTTCATCTACAGAACCGTAGCAGCCAATACACTTACGACCAATGGTAACACCACCATTGAATTGACTGGAACATACGATTATTTTCCATACACTGTAAGCAGCACGCTTAATACCACACAGGAAAAAGAGTTTATTGTTGTTCCAACTGCTAACGCTATTGGTGCTACTAACTTGTCTGGAACTGTCACATCATCGGGTAACGTAGTCACTGGCACTGGTACTTCTTTTGTGTCTCAATTAGAGGTTGGGGATTATGTTAAGTTTTCTGGCAATGTTAATATCTTCCGAGTAACTTCTATTACTAATGCCACTAGCCTAGCGGTAAATGGAACAACTGGTCCTGTAGTATCTGCAAACACACTAACATTGGCATTCCCAGCAAATGTTCCTATCAGACTGGACAGAGCAGGTGCAAATGTACAGATTGATAGTACAGGAAAGCGTGCTTATGTGTATATTGGTAATACTATAACAAGCACTGCCGCTGTATCAGTGATACATAATATTAAAGTTTCTCCTGTAGCAGCTTCGATTCACAAGGTGAAGACAGTTAAGAAAGCAGTGTATGTCAAACTGTCAACTGATAAATTAGCCTCCACTACAACTGGTCCTTGGTGCCTAGGTATTCCGGATGCATACAAACTCAATGCTGTATATGTAAGCACATCCAATGGTTATTCAAACACAACTACAAACTACTCTTCAAGTTTTGATCTAGTTACTGGTCAGAATGACAATATCTACGGTCTTTCATATCTTAAATTTAAACCAGGAAGTACTTTATCACTTACAAGCTCCAGTTCACTACTTGTTAGTGTCGACTGTTTCACCCATGGTTCCGGACATTACATAAGCACTAACTCGTATCCTGTTAATGATACAGGAACGTATAACAGCGCGACAGACATAAGAACATCTGATATTCCAGTGTTTAAGTCTCCAAAAACAGGTTCAGTGTATAGTCTGAGAGATGTAGTTGATTTTAGACCTGTTGTTGCAAATACCGCAAACGTGAATGCAACAGCTGTTAGTGGGGCGACAGTAGACCCATCTATTACAGAAACCATAACTGGTTCAGTTTACTTTCCTACTCCTAACGAAATTTTTGAGGCTGACGTCCAGCGCTTTCTTGCCAGAACTGATTTAATTCTCCTTGATCGCAACGAAAACCTTACTATTAAGGAAGGTGTGCCTAGCGACTCGCCAGTACCTCAGAAACCATCTGATAAATCAATGGTATTAGGTACTTTGATAATTCCACCGTATCCTTCGTTATCTCCTGCTGCAGCATCAAGAGCTAAACGTCCGCAAAGCGCTACATTGGTCAAAACTGATCAAGTACAACGCTATACAATGAAGGATATCAAGCAGATTGAAGCTAGACTTAAGAGCTTGGAATACTACTCGTTACTAAACACACTTGAGAAGAACACTAAAGATTTAATTATTCCAAGTGAGGCTAATACTTCAATTTCCAGATTCAAAAATGGTTTCTTTGTAGACCCTCTCAACAGTTATGATGTGGCGAACGTCGACGATAATGAGTTCAATTTCTCAATTGATACGAAGAGAGCTTTTGGATCTGTTCCCATTGAACATACTGCACTAGACTTGCGTTTTGATAGTGGGTCGTCCAGCAATTATACTAAAACAGGCGATTCTATTTTTCTAAGCTACACCGATCAAGTTGCTCTAACGCAACCACTAGCAACTAGGGTTAGAAATCTTGCTGCTTTAGCCTGGTCATACAATGGTGAATTGAAGTTGTTTCCGGAATATGATAATTACTACGATACAGAAGAGCAAGCTCTGAATTTTACAGTTGATCTTGCCACCCCTATCAATAGTTTAATAAACACTATTAATGATAGTGTCGTGTTTAAAGCGGATGCAAAAACACTCACTACCGTAACTCAAACTGACTGGGTAAATATTAGTGGAAACTATAAAGGAAAAGCTAATTTCAGTAACACCGTGACATCTAGTAAAGGATTGATAAACACAGACCAGTCTGCGATTGCAACCGTAACGACAACAGCAGTTAGCGGTAGTGTTCAGACTGGAGGTACAGTTCAGGAAAGTCAGGAAGTAGGTAGTTTTTCTGCTATATCTGATTTCAATCCGTTCATACGTTCGCAGAAAATATCTTTCTGTGTTACAGGATTAAGGCCCGGTGCTAGACATTATGTGTTTTTTGATAAAATTCGCGTTGATAATAACTACACTGAGAGTGGAACAGATGTGACATTCTTTGGAGCAAGACCTGGTGAGATTCCACTTGCATCAATAACCAATACTGAAAACCTTGCTGAGAATGAGGACTTTAAGTACACCGGACCACGTGGTACCCAGTTAGTTGCAAATAGTTCTGGTGGATTGGCAGGAGACTTCTGGATTCCGGGTGGAAGGTTCTTTGTTGGTCAGCGTGAAGTGTTAATTACTGATGTTGATGATATCGATAGTGTGGACACCTCTGTGTCAAAGGCCACTGTATTCTTTAATGCGTATAATTTTAAAAAGACAGACGTGTCACTGACAATGGTGACAAAGGCTCCAAGTAAAATAGAAAGCAAGGTAACCACAACTAGCTTCTCAACTACACAGACAATATACAGAACAAGACGCTGGGATCCTCTTGCTCAGACATTCAACATTAATTTTAATGATGGTAGCGATGGGTGTTTTGTTTCCAAGATCGATTTGTACTTTAAGGCTAAGAGTAGTGACAAATCGTTGACAGTGTCCATTAGAGAAACGGATAATGGATATCCGGCAGCTACTACAATTGCAAGAAAGATACTGGAGCCATCTCAGATTAATGTGAGTGATAATGGGCAGACCGTTACCACAGTAACTTTTGATACACCTGTATTCATAAGAAACAATAAAGATTATGCTCTTGTTTTGGCACCAGATGCAAACTCACCTGATTACCTTGTGTGGACAGCTGAAACAGGTAAACCAGATGTATTCACAAACCAGATTGACAATGGTGATTTTGGAGTAGGTGTACTGTTTATATCTTCTAATGATAAAGTGTGGACTCCAATTCAGACGGAAGATCTCAAGGCAACGTGGTATTTTGCTAAGTTTGATGCGACATCGGGAACTGCTGTGTTCAAAAATGCTGATTATGAGTTCCTCACACTAACAGGTACTGAAGGAAGCTTCGATGTTGATGAGCAGATTGCTCAGAAAGCTAGTAGCTACATTACAGCGGCAGCTATTACTGGAAACACCACCAGTAGGATTGTGAATACGTCAGTTTCATTGACCTCTTCTTTATCAGCAGGGGACAGGGTGTTGTTTGTGTTTGGAAGTAGTAAAACAGCAGCTAAAACAGGTACGGTTTCTAATACAACCCTCACAACAATCACTGGTACTGGTACTGCGTTCAATACTGAGTATAGTGCTGGTGATTATATTTTGATTGGAACGGACGTACGAGAAATTGCATCTGTTGCCAATAGTACTCAGCTTGTGTTGGATGCCGCTCTCAGTACAGCGGCTTCCGGAGCTGCTCACTATGGGATAACCGAATCTTATCAAGTAAATAGAGTTAAATCAGCAAACTCAACAGCAGTCGTTTTCAAAGACAACTTAGAGCTGAGTGTTGACAACTCTAGTGTTTATGGTAGTATCCAGAAAGTAGTGAGTGGTAAGCTGTATAAAAAGAATAATGATGATACCATCATTCTTTCAGGATCTAATGCTGCGAATACAACTTTCTTGTTCCAGTCAACAGGAAAAGTAGTTGGTTCAACATCCGGAGCTACAGCTACAATTAGCTCTGTTGATGATTATACTGTTAACTATATTGAACCTCATATTTCAACCATCACTCCTGTACCAACAGAAGTAAGATTATCGCAGAGTATAGTCGGTACTACCGCTGCTACCTCCAGCCAGGATATATCTTTTGGTATTTCTAATAAGACTAAGTATGAGGCTGAAATAAGATCTAAGAGTAACGAGATATCATCTTATAGCGGTCAGAAGTCGTTGACTCTCACAGCTACTATGAGCAGGACATCTGCGTCAGATAAGACCAGTCCTGTAATTGATACTAGTCCAATCAGCGTTGTTGCTATTAGAAACAAGATCAACAACTCCAGCACGAATGAAACTACAAGATATGGTAGTGCGTTAGTCAAGTACATTTCCAAGACTGTCACCCTCGCTGATGGTTTAGATGCAGAAGACATGAAATTTTATGTTACTGCGTACAAACCGTCCGGAACAAGCGTATTAGTGTATGCTAAAGTACTAAGCAATGATGATTCAACTCCGTTCGAAGATAGAGACTGGACATTGTTGTCTCAGGATACAGAGAGTGGTCTTTACAGTGATCTTGGGGATGACAATGACTATATTGAGTATGAGTATAGTATGCCTCTGTCCCCACCTTCAACAAGAAAGAGTGGTATAATTGCTACAACTAGCAGTAATACAATTACTGGAACCTCCACCTTATTTGATGCTGATTTTGCTCCTGGTGACTTAATTAAGATTGTTAATACTGACAGCAACACTGACTATGAAATAAATGTAGTTGCTACAAGAGCAAGCAACACAACATTGACACTAACTAGTGCTTTAGGTCCGTATTCAAATACAACCGCTACCGGTTTCACTATTGAGAAGGTGGACCAGCCTAAGGCAGCGTTCAAGTACGCAAAAGACAATAGTATTGTGAGGTATTATGATGCATCACAATCAGCACATACAACATATAAAGTGTTTGCTGTTAAGATTGTGCTGCTGTCTAATAGCACTCAAAATGCTCCTAAGATCAAGGACATTAGAGCACTGGCGGTTTCTGTATGATTGTTAAGACTGAAGATAATGACTTCAACAGAGACGACAGCAATCTTGCGTTAATAAATAGTAACGTGGAAGCGTACAGAATGTATCGACGTCAGCGTGCTCAACAAACCGAGCACGCCAATCTTCAACGTCAAATAGATACTTTGAAGAGTGATATGGATGATATAAAAGGTATGCTAAAAGTTTTAATTCAGAGAGAAAATAATGTCACTAACAACGGCTAATGTAGAAGTAACAACAGACTCGTTTCAGAATTGGCTTGATAAAACCAATACCCTTCTTTACGCCTATTCAACCACTATTGTTACAACATCAGCTAACTCTATTGGTGGTTTTACAACAGGTAATGCAACGGTTAACGGTATTTTCACTGCTAACTCAATAACAGTAAGTGGAAATTCAACGTTTGGATTGAGGGGTGGTAATGTTACCACTGCTAATGTGTTGTATATTACCGGTAACGTCTCTATTGGTAATGCCTCAGTCAACACTGTATTCAGCACAACTACAATCGATACTGATTTAGCTTTAACTGTGTTAGGAGCAACGACATTATCCAACAGTCTATCGGTTGCAGGCAACAGTTCTTTATCAGGTCAGCTACAACAAATATCAGGTAACTCTAACTTTGATTCAGGTACATTGTTTGTTGATGCCACGAATAACAGAGTAGGTATCAACAATACTGCCCCTGGAGTCGCATTGAGAGTTACTGGTGCTGTTGATATCAGTTCAACAGCAAATGTACAGGGTGCAGCTAATCTGAACTCAACACTTGGTGTTACTGGTGCAGCTACTCTAAGCAACACAATTGCAGTAACTGGAAATGCTACATTCTCTAATGATGTAGTGACCGTTGGTAGTAGCTTTCTATCGGGCAATCTATTTGTTGTAACAACCGGTGGGATTTCTCTCAACTCAGTAGCAACTTTCCAAGCCAACGCAACATTTACTAAAAATGCTTTCGTCCAAGGCAATACGCTGACCGTTAATGTTTCAAACTTTATAACTGCTTCTAATGGTGATCTTGGAGCAAACATTACAACGCCACTTCTAGTAATGAGTTTTCCTAAGACCTACAAGGGTGGAGAATTGATACTTAACGTTACTAAAACAGGAACATCTCAAGTTACTAAAATACTCTTTGCTCATGATGAGTCTAATGTGGATCTGTCCACATATGGTACTGTTGTTGCTCCATCAAGCTCACCTGAATTGGGTACGTTTACCGCAGCAATAAATAATGCCAACGTTGAGATTAAAGTACAACAAACAAACATAAACTCGGCTGTAAAGATTATGGCTAATTTATTCTAACAGGCTATAAATGGCAAACACTAGATTCAAAACGCACCATGGCTTAAACGCTACTGCAAATAGTTACATAGATGGAAAACTAGAGGTTACTGGTGATCTTGTGGTCAGCGGTAATGTTTCTGTTTCTGGTTCCAGTGTTGGAGATTTTAGACCTGATGCTGATCAGAGAAATTTAGGCAACACATCTCTTAGATGGAATCTAATCGGATTTGCTGCAAACCTAGCAAGTACTCTTACAGCTAACGGAGCTACAACACTCAGCAACACTTTGCTGACAACTGGTGCAGCTACGTTTCAAAATACAGTCACTGTTGCTGGGGTAACTAACGTATCATCTAATGTTAATATTTTAGGTGTTACTAGTATATCGAACAATCTTATTGTAACTGGCACGGGCACAGTAAACGGCACATTCACAGCTAATGGAAATACATCATTTACTAGTGGTTTACTAACGGTAAACAATGGTACTGGAGCCACTGTAACAGTTGGTGCTGCCAACGTATCTATTGATAGTGGTTCGTTATTTGTTGATGCAGTTAATAATAGAGTCGGTATCAATAACACTGCTCCTGGTGTAGCTTTGAGAGTTACCGGTGCAGCAGACATATCATCAACAGCTAATGTGCAGGGTAATGCTAACGTAGGTGGATCATTTGGTGTAGCTGGTAATACCACTTTGACTGGTAACGCAACACTTAGTGGAGTTCTTCAAACAATTGCTGGTAATGTGAATTTTGATTCAGGAGTCCTTTTTGTAGATTCGGTGAATAATAGAGTGGGTATCAACAATACTGCTCCTACAGTTGCTTTAGAGGTTGCTGGCAGTGCAAATATAACAACGAATGTTAACTCAGCATTGTTTACAGTTGGATCTAATTTTATTGCTAATAGTACAGCAATAGTCAGTACTGGATATGCTAATGTAACAACATCTGTCAACTCGGCATCTTTGACTGTTGGTACAAACTTTATCGCAAATACAACAGGAGCTTATCACACAGGGGTCGTGAACGCTGCATCTCACACCACAACAGGTATTACTGCAAACGTTTCAGGTGTGTATCCAACTACAAACTCAATTGGCACTGCATTGGGATCTTCAACCAATCGATGGGTAGTCACAGCAAATACCGGTGATTTTAGTACAAGTGTTGGTATTAGCACCATCAACAGCACATCCAATGGATTCTTTGCTAATAGCACGACTGCTTCTTTGGGCAATGCAACAGATAACGTATCCATATCATATGCTGGTATTATTATTTCTGGTGCTGATGGAATAACTCCTTATTCAAATATTAAAGGTAATATATTAGGTACTTCGTCAAAGCGTTGGAATCTGTATGCTACAGATGGTGACTTTTCTGGTAACGTTGTAATTTCTGGAAACCTTACTGTAAGTGG